TTTCATATGTTAAATGTAAGATATCATGTTGTTGGCGAAGAGTTTGTAAAAGGATGGATACATGATGACGATCCTAGTATTAATTTAGCAGGACTTGTATATCTAAATGAAAATGCACCTTTAGGATCAGGTACAAGTTTTTATGATGATCAACTAGATCCAATGGGTGATAAAATACATACGCTAATACGTCGAGATTGCTTTGAGTTTGATGCTGAACAGCGTTTAGCTATTAGTAATGAAAGAGATGCACACAGGGACGGATTTACTCGTAATGCTGTAGTAGAAAATGTTTTTAATAGATGTGTAATATTTGATCCTAGAGTATGGCATGCGCCTGATAACTTCTTTGGATCCACAGTGGAAGATAGTAGACTTACACTAGTATTTTATGCAAAGGTAGAATTTAATGGCTGATGATATTTTCGTTATAGATGATATAATAAGTAAAAGTTATGCAAACATGATTGAACAACGTGTAACTGAAAACAAATTTCCATGGTACTTTAACAAGCACTTAGTTACAGATCAAATCTTTAATGAAGATAAAGAAATAAACCATGTTGGACACAATCACTTTTTATATGAAGATAGAAAAGTAGTCAGTCCTTTTTTTGAATTTATTCATCCGTTAATACTTGCTATAGGCGATACAAAACTATTTGATTATGATGTATTAGAACGTGCTAGATTTAATTTAACACAAGCTAATACAACAAGTTCTAAAGATCATCACTTACCACATATTGATAGTGAGTATCCTCACTGGGTTGCAATATATTATGTAAATGACAGTGATGGTGATACGCATATATTTGAACAACGCACTAGTGATTTTGATCACGAGTTAGATATTCAAACTATGTTAAGCATGGACTTTAAAGTTAAAAAGCGTGTTACTCCTAAAAAAGGTCGAGTACTTATATTTGATGGACACCAGTATCATACTAGTAGTTTTTGTAAAACTAATCCTTATAGAGTAGTTCTAAATATTAATTACGGAAAAATATTTTGACAGATTGGAAAGTACATAAGTCACAAACTGTTATAGATCATCATAGTTACTTTGTTGAAGAATGCCACTATGTACATGATAAATTTGTAAAAGATTTCCCTGACAAAGATAGCACTTGGGGTTATAGATTTTATAATGTATTTGCCGCAACTAGTCCTAGTCCTATTTGGTATAATTTATATAAAGAGTTACGAAATACTGTGCGTGAATATGTTGGACACGATGAACCATTATGGATACAAAGTTGGTTAAATTTTCATACTACTGATCAAGTTTTAGATTGGCACGGACATGATTGGCCATATCACGGATATATAAGTATAGATCCAAAAAGCACTAGAACAGTGTTTGAAGGTTATGATATCAAAAATGAGATAGGAAATATTTACATAGGCCCAGGACATAGAATGCATAAAGTGGAAGTTGATGAACACTTTGATCAACCTAGAATTACATTAGGTTATGATATACATACTGATCCAGATAGGCCATATGATCAATGGAGTTTAATACCGTTACTATGACTTATACTAGTGAAAAAGATTTTGCGTTTGTAGAAGAAAACGTTGTTGATAAAGAAGTATGCAGATTTGTTGCACAAGAAATGCGTTTATTAGATGATATGATAGCATATGCTGATCCTGCATTAGGCAAAGAACCTGGACAAGAAGAAAGTTTTAGTTGGTATGGTCCGTTATGTTTAGAAACACTTAGTTTACATGTACAACCTAAATTAGAAAAAATACTAGGACGTACACTTATACCTAGTTACACATATGGGCGTATATATCGCTTTAATGGGCGTTTAGACAAGCATTTAGACAGGCGTAGTAGCGAGTATACTGTTAGTGTATGTATTGAAAAAGATAGCACACACGACTGGGAGCTTTGCGTACAACGCCCAAATAAAGACGTTAATACCTTTAAGTTAAATGTAGGCGATATGTTAATCTATCCTGGTAGAGATTTAGTACATTGGCGAGAAGGCGGATTTAGAGGCAAAGAGCAAATACAAGCATTTTTGCAATATGTTGATGCTGATGGAGATAGTACTGATTTAAAATGGGACGGTCGTCCTAGGATGGGTTTAGATTTTGGTTCAACCCAAACACAAGATCATAATTTAGATAGAGAACAGGACTTAGAGTCCAAGATTTCCTAACGTAAGCTCAACTTTTTCAAAACTATAAGCAAACGTATGTGACCATCGGTAGTCAATAGAGTCATTTATGTAAGGTGCATGAGGTACACTTGCTTCGTATAGTGTAACACCTTTGTTACGAACAGGCGCAATACCTACTAATTCAAAACCCCAATAATCAGCTTCTTCTAAAGTAAAGTTTTTCCAACCAGGATTACGTAAACTTTTACTATGCTCAGTCCATTCTTTATAAAGAGGATGAGTATCATCTACCATAAAGTCGTAATAGTCACCGTGTGTTATTCCTTTGTACTCGTATAAGTTAGTACCTGACAAGTTAGGCTCATGTTCGCTAAACCACATATTACAAACAAGTCCAGCAGGACTATCTACATGAGGTATTCTAAATATTTCAACTGGGCGCATCTTATCTCTTTCAAATAAGTTGCCCCATTCTCTCAAATTAATGTTTTTAACTTCGCCTGGATAATTATTATGATAAAAGTCTTTAACAATGTTAACTACAGGACCACTTATCCATGTAGGTAAGTGTATAGTAGCAAATGGATTAGGATCATTACAACCTTCGTGATTATTTGATTTACAAACAGGATAGTTTCCAATTAAATAACGAAACTCCTCAAAATCTTTATCACTACAAAAAGGATGATCTCCAGTCCAATAGCCTGTCTTGTCTGTTAGTTTAATGTATTCAAGATTCCATTGTTCAGCAGTTAGTATATTAGCTTTATAACTATTTTCATCAGGATCTAAATATGTAAAGTTTGGTTTCATTTATGATACTTTCCGTAATACTCTACACTTGTTGGAAATTGGTCTGTGTATTGTTGTTTTTCTTGTCTATTAGATTTAATATAAGGTTCTAGTTTTGTAGTTCTTTCTTCAAATCCTTCATACCAAAAATTAGCATTGCTATCTTTAAATGTAGTCCACGGATTTATCTTATGACCTGCTAACATGTATATATTAGCACCTAATGCTTCCCATGTCAACCTATCTGGTACTTCAAATACTGGACATCCTCTAAGTTCATAAATTTGTTTAAGTAATTCACTATCATTAAAATCTTGCATTTGTATATCACGCCAATATTGCGTATCATCTCTATTGGTCATTGCATAATGTAATGTTACAAAGTCTGCAAAATATAAAAACTGTTCTTTACATACATGATTAAAAGTCTGTGCATCAAAGTTGTTTAATTGATCTTTAGTTTCTGCAATGTTTATAAAATTAATTAAAAACTCATGTACACTCATTAGTCCATTAGATTCTAAAGGTTCTATAAATGCACCACTAAGGCCAATACTAATACAGTTATTCACCCACATGCGTTCGCTCATACCATTACGCATTTTGATATGTTTAAATTCCATTTCGTCTGCAACTGGACCTAAATATTCTTTAAATTCTTTTAATGCTTCTTCGTCACTAATGTATTTGCTTGAATAGTTGTATCCTGTACCAATACGTTCCCAAGTTGGTATTTCCCAAACCCATCCATAGTCTAACGCAACACTGTTAGTATAAAGTTTTAGTTCTTTTTCTTTATCTTTGTAAGGACGGGGTGCGGCCCATGCACTATCAGTATAAGTTTTATTATTAAAATTAACCCAAGGTTCGTTTAATGTACCTTCCATAAGCAATCTTTTAAAGCCTGTACAATCAAAGAATAAGTCGCCTGTAATAATACCATTGTCAGTAACTACTTCAGTAATATATCCGTAAGCATCTGTGTTAGCATGTTTTACATCTGCTTGTATATGCTTTACACCTCTAGGTATACAGTATTCGTCTCTAAGAAATCCGTAAAATTTATGTGTATCAAAGTGCCAAGCGGCGTCTTGTGATAATTCCCAACCATTACCTATTGTATGTGTAGGCACTTTGTTATCATCTAAACATTGTGATATAGGAGATAAGTCTTTAACTAAGTCTTCAAACGGAACATCTTTTAAATATTGATGCACAAACCAATCATTGACATTTAAATAACGTAAATCTAATCTACCAAACGGGTAATGAAAACCTACTCCGTCTTTTTTATGAAAGTTTTCAAATCTAATACTAAGTTTATTAGTAGCATTGCACTTAGTCATAAAATCTTCGTCGGATATACCTAAATAGTTTTGCCATCTACGCATTAATTGTGTAGTACTTTCCCCTACACCAACTACAGGCTTTGCAGGAGACTCAACTAGTGTAATATTCTTGTTAGGAAATGCTTTTATAAGAGTAGATGCAGTCATCCAACCTGCACTGCCGCCACCAACTACTACAATATTATCAAACTTCATCTGATTCTCCAAAAATATTACCAGAAATAGTAATTCTTTTTTCGTCACTGCTATAAAAAGGATAAACTTGATGTGTAAGTACACTAGGAAACAAAAATATTGTCCCTTCAAAGGTTTTATCAACTGGTTGTGGTGCTTCTCGTAGCTCTCCAAACACATTTATGTATTGAAAACTAAACATACCTGCTCTAGGCATGTTACTATTACGTACATTTACTACACTACACTCATCTTGCATAAGATAAGGTATTTTTAAAAATATAACAAAGCTAAAATGCCCGTTGTGTGTATGCGGAGGGTTAAATTCTCCTTTAGTTTGAAAATTTGCCCATAACTTTTGTAATTTCCAGTTACGTTTATCTAAACTATGATTAGTATACTGTGGATCCCAATGATTTTGGTATTCATGACACAATCCACTAACATATTTGTCAACAATAGGCACACATTCTGTTAATTGATATTCGTGTTCTATATTTCCTGCTAAACCACTTGCCATACTAACATCTAATGGCTTATTAGTTTCAATTGTAATGGAATCTAATACTTCTTGAGGCACATCTGCTTTAACAAACCCATAATTACTAAAGTTACCAAACATAGCATTACTCATTATAGTAACCTCCTTCAATATCAGCGTCACTATTAAAACTAATAATAGTTTTAGTCTTATTTGACTTGTTAACTGGTGCTCTATGTATAACGAAACTAGGAAATGTAAGTATATCTCCTTCTTTAACGTCTACTTTTATTATTTCTTTCTGATTATATGGATTAATTATTTCTGTTTGAGGACAATCGTCGGGCATGTCTACATAATAAACATTAGTCCACTGACAATCTACATGTACGTGCCATCCATGCACACCATTAGTAGCGTATTGTTGGAACCAAATATTTTTTACATCATATTTACTGTAGCCTAACTCTTTGTATATGTTATCAAGCTCAATTGTCAAGTGTGGACGAAGAACTTCTAGCCATTGTCTTGGAATTTCTCTGTCTATATTCCAATCACAACGAGTAATATCAAGATCTTCATGACTATCTGAATAAATCCTATTAGCATCTTGATTATTGATATGAAGCATTAGCTCATCTTTTATATTCTCGTGTTCTTTGAGACGAGTTAACACTATTGGCATATCAAGTTTAGTTTTTTCTAGCAAATCCAATGTCTCCAATAGTAATGTAATCAGTTTTATAGCCTCTAAGAACAGAATCTATTGCTTCTCTGTGACTAACTGCACCATCGTGCAATGTATTGTTGGCTTCTAAATTTAAATTCGCACAAAAATCTTCAAACTGCGGATATCTTTCTTTGTACATTTTTTTAAATGCAGTATGATCAAATAATTCTAACCCATGTAGTACTTGTATAAAGTTTATATTTTTAAACATATTAGAATGCTCATTAAATATACAATGACTAGGAAAGTTAGTCTTCCAATTTTCAAGATTCTGTTTATTAAAGTCAGTTAATACAAGCCCATCTTTAACCCAACGCCAAAATTCACTATCATCACGCTTAGTAATATAGTGTAGTTGTATAAAGTCTATTATATTTTCAGCTACTTTACGAAAATCTGAATTGTAACGATCTATTGAGGTAGTAGATTCTCTAGTCCATGTGTGGATAGTATTAATAAGACCAAACATTTGTTGTATTGACGAACCAATGCTTGACGCTTCTAATGGCTCTACAAACATTCCTGCTAATCCCACTGACACACAGTTTTTAATCCAATGACGATCAACATATCCTGCACTAAATTTAATTTTTTTACCTATAGTTATGTCGTAATCAAACTCTGCACGTAGTTCTTTCTCTGCATCTTCATCACTAATAAACTTATCACAGTACACATAACCATTTCCAAATCTATCTTGTGTAGGTATACGCCACATCCAACCACTAGACATTGCTTTTGAATTAGTGTACTGTGGAATTTCTTCTTCACGTGGTGTAGGAAATGCAATAGCACTATTCATTGGTAGTTTGTCACTACAATCAATCCACTTTGCACCTAACTTACTACTAATAACTCTGTTGAATCCACTACAGTCAACAAACAAATCACCATCGTATGTTTGCTTCTTACCTATAAGACTACTTACAAAGCCGTCATCGTCTAATACTACATCATCAATCTCATCATCAAAGAATAGTATACCTCTTTCACTAGCAAGTTTGTGAAAATAATTATTTAATTTGTTTGTATCAAAATGATATTGATTAGAAACTTGTGTAAATGGAGGAGTAACTGTATTGTCTAGTACTTCTTGCCATACTGTGCTGTCAGAATCTGTATTTTCAGCAACACATTTATAAGCATACGGATACAGTCCTGTCTTTTCGTCTAATGCACCAAACTCACGACCAATAGCATGCCAATAATGTTTACCATCACCGTTCCAATTTTCAAATCGAATTCCTAATTTGTATGTAGCACCAGTATTAACTATTAAATCAGCTGGGTCAATTTCAATATACTTCATAAAGGTATCCCAGTGTTCAGTACTACCTTCGCCAACACCAATGATTCCTATCTTAGATGATTCAATAACTTGTATAGTTGCATGATGCATACTTTCTTTAAGCATCAGTGCAGATATTAATCCGGCAGTACCTCCGCCGAGTATCGTAATTTTATTCATTATGGTTCCTTAGAAATTTTTCTAATCCTTGTTTATGAGGCACACGTTTCATTGATGACACTGTAATTGTATTCTGCATCAATGTGTGTTCAATATATTCCTTTAGTCCTTCGGGTGCTAATTTATATTCTTCTTTGATGCTTTCAATATCAACTAAACCTAAACCGTACAAAGTAATTATCCAATTTTCTGCTTTGAATAATGTCCATTTAGGATCAAACTCAAAACTGTATGGCAATCTGTTTTGCCATTTATTTAAATTTTGTGATAGTGTAGTTGGTAACCATTCGTCTCTATTATGTTTTAAGTATTTCCAAAACGCAGTATCTTCTCTTGGACTAACGTAGTGTACTGCAATAAAGTCTAAAATATTTTGACTCATTAAATTTGTTTTTTGATTATAAATTTTACTAGCATCACTGTTATTAGTATCATTAGCCCATGCAGGTAATAAGTTTATAAGTAGCCATGTTTGTAATAGCCCTTGACTAATAGCAGAACTTTCTAAAGGCTCTACAAATCCGCTACTAAGTCCTACTGCACAACAGTTTCCTATCCAATTTTTATCAAGTGATCCAGGATCAAATTTAATTTTTTTAAATATGTTAATTGGATGTCCTAGTTTCTTTTCTACTTCAGCTTGGGCTTGATCAAAATCTAAATACTTGTCACAGAATACATAACCATTTCCCCATCTTCCTTGTACAGGAGTGTTCCACATCCATCCGTAGTCCATTGCAGTAGCAGAAGTGTAAATTGGGTACTCGTCTGTATCTTCAGTTGGAAATGCAATAGCACTATTTGTTATTAAATGATCTCCATAACTATTCCATTTAGCACCTAGCTCTTTCATTAATACTCTTGCCATGCCCGATGCGTCTATAAAGAAATCAGCAGTGTGTATTTCAGCACCATTTATATTTTTAATTTTTCCTTGCTCTACATTTACACCAGTAATTTTATCTTCTTTAATAACAATATTTCTTTCAGCGCAAAGTTTTAATAAGTATTCGTTTAGTAACAATGCGTTAAAATGAAACTGAGCGGCTTCTGGTTCAACTAAATTTTGAGTCCACGCTTCTGACACGCTTGGTTTATCAAATCCTATACCTGTTACAGATAACATATCAACTTCATCTGAAATTAATTTTTGATAAAACGGAAATGACTCGCCGTTAGTTTCTAAGTAGTCGTCAATTACACTATGATAGTAATCAGGTACACCCCAATCTTTAAAATGTATTCCAACTTTCATTGTTGCACCACAATGTCTTACAGCATCATTAACATCAATGTTTAAAAATTGGCACAGTGTTTTCCAATGTTCGGTACTACCTTCGCCAACACCAATAATTCCTATTGAGTCACTTTTAATAACAGTAACATCAAAATTAGGAAATGCTTGCTTTACCATTAAAGCTGACAGTAGACCACTTGATCCGCCGCCTAGTACTATTACAGATTGCATTTGTTAGTTTTTCCTATAGTTATATTTGCTATTGAATCTCTTGCAAGATTTACGTTTACATCACCACTTGGTAGTGTATTAAATGCTACAACCCATCTATCATAATTTTCATAATGAGGATCAGTTGAATGATACATCCAACTTGGAAAAATTAATAACTTACCTGGTTGTACCGGAAAAGTTACTAATGGCTGGTAGTCATGTTGTAGTACATCAATTTGTGCATGTAGTCTTTGTGGAACAGGGTCTTCAAAGTGTATAGGAGCACCTGGAGTACAATAGTACACACCACTAAACATGCTCATACTATGTTTGTGAGGATGACTAGCTAATCCTGCATTACTTTCAGCACAGTTACTCCAACTGCTAGTTACTGATAATTCTTTACAGTCATATCGTTTATCTTCAACAATATCAGCTAAACAGCTTTTGATCCAGTCAAATAAGTCATCAAATAACGGGTCATCATGTACATCATTTGAAGATGTAACTCCGTGTGCCGGGTTACGTTTACTTTTTAAACGTTCAATTAAGTCATCATTATCAATAGTTGTGTTATTAAATTCATAAAACTCTATTGGAAATAATGGTATTTTATTAAATTTATTGTTCGACATGTATATACTTATTTTATCTGTTGATGCTACTTCTACTAATTGAATAAATACTACGTCGGAGATTAAAAATGAGCCAAAGCCCAATTGTAGATAGAATTAGACTTATTCCTAGACCAGAGGACTTTCTAAACAGAAATATCGGTTCTAGTGGTGAGTTATACTATAGTAAAAGTGCAAAAACGTTACGTGTGTACGATGGTACAATACGTAGCGGATATGAAGTTGTAACTGAAAATAATATTAGAAGAAATGCCGCAAGCCAACAAATTGCTACAGTTAAATATCCTGTAACAGTATCAAGAAACGTTGAAGATACTGCTAACGTTTATAATTTAAATGGATCAATGCAACCAACAATTGATTGGATTGTAGGTTACACATATTACTTTGATCAAACTGATCCTACAAACTTATATTTTCCAAATCCAATTGGTGGCGCAGTATTTAATCAACATCCTTTAGAGTTTAGTGCAATGCCTGACACAGATCACGCTGATCACGCAGGCTCAGATCATATAACTTATAAAGACGGTGTAATTTATATATTAGAACACGAACCAGTAACAAGAGAGTACTATATTGCTAACTTTGCAAGTAGTAGTCATCGTGCAATACAAATAACAATTACATCTTCAACACCAACAACACTTTATTATTATTGTATTAATCATATTGGTATGGGCAATAGTGGTACTAGAGCTTATCCAGGTAGCGGTAGCGGCGGCGGAGTAACTCCTAGTCCAGATGGTGCTTCTATAGAAGTTTCAGACACTGCACCAGATAGTCCTACAAGTGGCGACCTTTGGTTTCAAAGTACTACAGGTAGATTGTTAGTATACATTGTTGACGAAGATGCAGGACAGTGGGTACAACCTGCGGCAGTTACACCAGACGCACCGGATATTGTTGTTGACTATAATGATGTTATAAACAAACCAACATTTGCTACTGTTGCCACTTCAGGCGACTATGCTGATTTATTAAACACTCCAACGTTAAATATTCCTACTGTACTTACAGATTTAGGAATTACAGATGGTACTGCTGATCAAGTTCTTACAACTGACGGAGCTGGCAACTTTTCTTTTTCAGACTCGGGTGTTGACCTAACTGCATTTAGCGTAACAGTAAATGCGGCATCGGGTGACGGCGACTTACTTTACGATAATACAACAGGTAATTTTCAATATACTCCACCAGCAGGATCAGGTGGATCATCATTTAACCAAGATTTAAATACAACAAATGCAGTTACATTTGCTACAGTAACATCAGGAGATTTTATAACTGCTGGTACTAGTGCTCCAACAATTGATACAGCATCATCGCTAACTATTACAACTACTGATGGACTAATAGTAGGTGGTACAGGTGCTTTTAGATTTCCAAGATTAACTACAAACGAAAGAAACACAGTCGCCTCAATAGATGGTGATGTTGTATATAACACCACCGTCAATAGATTCCAAGGCAGACAAAACGGCGCCTGGATAAACTTAGATGACGGATCCGCAGGATAATGGAAAAAGAATACACAGTTATAGTTCATAACAGAGACGATTTGTCAGACATTGAAGCAGAAATTACTGCTAGTTCTGGAGCAGGACCTATTCCTAATCGTACTGTTGACGTTGCTAATCCAAGACTTGGATCAAAAATTCAAACACATTTTATGCTTACTGATGAAGAAGCAACAGCATTAGAAGCAGATGATAGAATACGTGCTGTTGAAATACCACCCGACCAAAGAGATGATATTGAACTAGTACTCAATGCATATCAAGATTCTAATTTTTATAGAGGAAGCCAAGGACTAAACAACGAAGTCAATTGGGGATTGCCAAGATGCATAAGAGATTTAAATTCTTATGGAAATACACAAGATTGGAATTTTGTTAAGAACAATGCACCTAATACAGGATTTTTTGAATACGGGCTAGACGGTCTAGGTGTTGATGTTGTTACACAGGATAGCGGATTACAAGTTGACCATCCTGAATTTATTCAAGACGGTGTATCAAGAGTTGAACAAATTGACTGGTATACAGCAAGTGGGTTAGCAGGCACACAAAGTGCAGATCATTATAGAGATTATGACGGCCACGGTACACATTGTGCAGGTATTGCATGTGGCAAAACATACGGTTGGGCAAAACGTGCTAAAGTATATTCACAAAAGTTAGGCGGCTTAGAAGGCGCAGGAGATGCTGGCACAGGCATTCCAATTACTGATGCATTTGATACTATTAGGTTATGGCATAATCAAAAAGGTACAACAGCAACAGGATATAAAAGACCTACAGTTGTTAATATGAGTTGGGGCTATCAAGGCACAGCAGTTGGAGATCCAGTAAGTGGAGTTTATAGAGGACAGGCTTGGAACTTTGGTGATGTAGGTTATACTAGTGATACTGAAATATGGGCTAGTAGTGGTGTTGTTCCACCATTAGGACAGTTTCGAAGATTTACTAGTCAAGTAGCATCAGTGGATGCTGAAATAGAAGACATGGTCACTGATGGCATAGTAGTTTGTATTGCTTCTGGCAACAGTTATTATAAGTCCGATGTTACTGGCGGCCCAGATTTTGATAACCAAGTAACAATGTCAAACGGTACAAGATTTTATCATCGTCCTGGATCACCATATGCGTCTACAGCATTATATGTTGGTAATATAGATTCAACTACACAAACAGAAATAGTAGACGGTGTTACAGTTTATCATGATAGACCAGCCGCTTCTAGTGTAAGAGGACCAGCTGTTGATATATGGGCACCTGGATCTAACATAATGAGTTGTGCAAGCAATTTTAATAATACATTTAATTATACACAGCAAAATTATCCAGACAACGATGCTTTTAGAATAATGAGCATCGGCGGAACTAGCATGGCTAGTCCACAAATTGCAGGCATTGCGGCTTTACATTTAGGAAGTAAACCTTGGATGACACCAGCTCAAGTAAAAGCAGTACTGCTTGGCGATTCAACTAGCGTAATAGCAAATACAGGATTAATAGATGATTATACTAACAGTACTACAAGTTTAATGGGCGGCGAAAATGCTCATACTGTTTGTAGATATGGTAAACAGCCTTTACATTACGGCGGCACACCTGATGATTCATTAAACGGATTTATTATTTCTCAAAACGGTAATGATTATCATCATTATCATTTAGATGCAACTCCAACATCAGACATTGAAGGAGCAACGGTTGTTGTTACATTAACTACTGTAGGAGTTGACGACGGTACATTAGTTCCATATACAATTACTGGAGTACAAGCCGCTGATATACAAGGAGGCTCGTTAGTTGGTAACTTTAATGTAGTATCTGGTACAGCGACAGCAACGTTTACATTCTTGCAGGATACAGTAACAGAGGAAGACGAAATTTTAAAACTTACGTTAGATAGTCAACGGGCACACGTTGAAATAACAATTGAAGCTAATACAACATAAGGTAAATATAACAAAGGGTTAAACTATGGCAATTAATTATCCAATAAATCCGTCATTAAATGACGAGTTCACACAAGGCGGCACAACATGGCGTTGGGACGGAACCGCATGGATAGTTATTAGTAACATATCCGATAGTGCTACTCCAACATTTTTAAATCTTACAGATACACCAAGTGCATATACCGGAAGTGCTAATAAGTTTCTTTCAGTAAACAGCGTAGCAGACGGGCTTGCATTTGTAGATATGTCTGCGATGAGTTTTGGAAATGTAGTTGTTCAAGGTGAAGGCACAGCATCAGCAGATAGTCCAGCAGACGACTTAGTATTAGTTGCAGGCACCGGAATGAATATTACTGTTGATACCTTGACAAACACATTAACATTTGATAGTGCTGGCGGCGGATCAGGTGATACTTTTAAAACTATTGTAAGTGATGATGGTTCAGTAGAAGCAGACGGCACAGATACATTAAATGTATTAGGTGGCGCAAATATTTCAACTAACATTGCTAGTGGTACAAGTAATGTTCAAATCAATATGGATGCATTTAGCATTAACTTTTTAACAGATGTTGATACTTCTTCTAACACGCCATCAACAGGTAGTGTACTAAAATGGGACGGCAATAAATGGGCACCAGGTGTTGATGCAACAACAGGTGGCGCAGGAACTGATGCTGATACATTAGATGGGTTTGATGGATCATATTACTTAGATTATACTAATTTTAATAACACACCAAGTACACTTACACTAGCAAGTTTAAGTGTTGGTATTGAACTTAGTGCTGACGGCGATGGTGCTATAACATATGATAATACAACTGGTGAGTTTAGATATACTCCACCTGATCTAAGTACATATCTTACTAGTGTTGCGTTTAGTGATTTAACTTCGAAGCCAAGTACAATAGCAGGATACGGCATCTCAGACTCTCCTACATCTATCACAGACTTAGGAATTACAGACGGTAATAATGGACAAGTACTAACAACTGACGGCAGTGGAAACTTTAGTTTTACTACAGTAACTGGCGGTGGTGGCGGTGGTGGCATTACTAGTATCATTGAAGATACTTCTCCACAACTTGGCGGAAACTTAGATACTAACGGTAATGCAATTAATAATGCTAGTGGCAATTTAGTTTTACAATCGGCTGGAACTACAGCAATTAACCAAGCTAATATTACAACACTACAAATAGGATCAACTAGTACGTATACCCTTCCAGCTTCAGACGGATCAAATGGTCAAGTGCTTTCTACTAACGGCTCAGGAACATTGCAGTTTAGCACACCATCAACAGGTGTTAGTAACTTTAGTCAACTAGGCGAAGTTGTAACTGCTGGTTCAGGATTTAACTTTTCTCAAATATACATGCCAGCAATAACTATGTTTAAAGTTGATAACGATGCGGCATCTGCATATTTGTTTGCTCCACATTACAGTGGTAACAATCCAACAATTTATCTTATAAGTGGACACACATATGCGTTTGACTTATCTAGTATTGGCGGACATCCATTTGAAATACAAGATAGTACTGGTAGTGCATATAATACAGGACTAGTACATGTTAGTAGTTCTGGAACAGTATCAACAGGATCTAATGCACAAGGACAAGCAGGTGATGGAGTATTGTATTGGACAGTACCTGAAGCAGTAAATAGTCCACCTAATTATAGATATCAGTGTACATCACACTCTGCTATGGTAGGCGCAATTACTATAAAAGATCTATCTAATCTCTAAGTAGAGTTTTTAACTTCCAGCGAATATCAGCAGTAATTGCAATATTTTCATGAACTGATTTTGGATTGGCTTTTGATGTCCTAGTAGGACTGTGTGCATCATTAATAAGTTGAAGTTGTTTTTCAAGATTAGAAAGTAGACTTTCAACTTCTCTACGTGTTGCAGGTATTTTTATTTTAGATGCTTTAGTTTTAAAGTCTGTGATTTCTTTTTGATACAAATCAATATTTCTAATATCAAACATCAGAATTACCAATATTCTCAGCAGGAATAACTATAAAATTATCATCTGGTCGTTCGCCGTTACTTGTTTGTGTAATACTAGCACCTGCACTAAGACTTTCAATACTAACAGGCATCATTGGCGGAACATGAAATACATTTCCTTCCCCGCACTCTTTTTCGTATAGCTTGCCATCAGAGGTATCAATCCAACGAATACGAAACATTCCGTTATTTACAAATAAACTTTTTTCAGTTTCTTTTTGAAATTGCAAAGGAGTTTTTACTGATGGATTTTCAAATGCTAAAATTTTAGAACAGTAATCTTTTGTTAAAGCCCAGACAATTTCGTATCCATAGTTAGTTTGTTTAACATTATCTTTTGCCATATTTTTTCCTATTTAATTAAGTCTATTACTTGAAATACTGTTTTTAGTTTAGTAATATTACTTCTTTTGTTTAATGTATTTTGTAAGCCACTGTGCAGTGGACGAGGCCATTTTGTAAAACTACACCATGCATATCCGTCATGTTCTTTGTTCAATGTAGGAATAAATTCTTCGCTAATAACACACAAATACGTATGAAAATGGAAGTATTCGTCATTACTTACAAACGTTTCTAATGGTATAGTTTTCTTTATGTCAACATCGCCAATTTCTTCAGATATCTCTCTGCGAAGACCTTCCCATGGAGTTTCAGGGCCTTCATTAGTGCCTCCAACTAATCCCCAAACGTTGTTACGCTTGTTATTAGCACGGTGCAAAAATAAAAATCTTTTGGTGTTTAGTGCATAAAATAGGGCACCACTACAAACAATCTCTTTCATACTAGTAATTATTCTAGTAATTGATTCTCCAGGTGCCGTCTGGATATTCACCTTCGTAGCTCATTATCCATTCAGTGCCTGTCCACTTGTATTGTATACCTGTGTTAAGGTTAGTAGTATACGTATCTGACGAAGCAGTTGAAGCATCAAACACTCTAACCCACTTATTACCGTCCCATTCTACAATATCATTTGCACTTGCTGAAAAGTCTGTGCCATCTGCATTTTTCCATGCATCTGGTCCGTCTACATCTAAGTATAGTTCATACTCAACTACATCACCTATATCTAACATACCATTAAATTTAATAATATAAGTGTCGGTTGATGACACTGATGAGTCACCGTCCATAGCTGATGCTGATACTTCAGTACCATTTACAAATACTTTTAATCCAGTTACGTCATAGAATAAATGTTTAGTATCATAAGTTAAAATCTTAGTAGTTGTTGTAAAACGTCCTCTTTGAACATGACCTATATTACCTAATAACAATACTCTAGGATTGGTACTTAGACCAAAATCTGTTGGGTTTTTCTTGGCAGGATCAATAATATAGTCTATTGATGTTCTGCCCTCAATGTACGTATCATCAGGTAATGTATCTGCATCAATGTTTACCATTAACTCAGTTTCATCAGTTGTGTTTATTGCAACAGTACCAATAATTTCAAATCCATTTGATCTCTGTAAACGTAATTCAGTAATACCAGATTCAAATTCAAACGGTAAAGAGTTCAAATAACCAGTCCAAGTTTCGCTTCCAACAACAGCGTTCTTACCAATTAGCCTTGCAACATTATTCATAAACAATAAGTCGTAGTTGTTATGACTAGTTGTGATTAGTGTAGTTTCTGATGTAAGTGCTTCACGCTTACCTGTTAGTTTATTAGTTGTTGTTTCGTCAACAATGTGTGCTTCTTTAACTAAACTCTGTGCATATGCAGAGTCATCTATGTTAATTTCTAAACCATCGTCAGCAAACATTGCTGTAATAATATTTGTAATAACACCTAGCTTTTTAACCTTTGCAGGTGGACTAATATAGATTGGCATTTCAAGAGTAAGTGTTGCAATATCAATTTCAGTTTCTGTTCCTGTTGGTATACTTCTTGAACTAAAGTTGATATCTGTCATATTAATAACACTCAAACTAGTCCAATCAATATAATTGTCTGTACTTTGTATTTCTAAACTAGGATTGAACAACATTAGTATTTGTTCTAGTAATTGTAATTTTTGATCAGTGTTAGTAGTCCACACATCAACATTAACTGTAAGTGTATACGGAGTAGGCATTATTCTTTCGACAGTATAATTCTTACCTTCTGCCTTTAAATACTCGTCACCGTTATTATCATAAGCTCGTTCTCTAATATTAAGTTTGTTAATATAACTTGAGTCAGCAAGCCTATTTGTATCCATTGCTAAACCAGTTATGTACACCGCCATCCTTGGAGCACTAGGTATTTTGTTCTCACTATTATCACGTATAATACTGCCAACTTGTCTAGTCAAATCACCATACATCACTGGAATTTTCACAAGATTGTCTTTACCATCCTTGTATCCAAATTCACTAAGCAATCGAATTACTTGTGTAATGTATCGTCTAATTTGTTTATCATAAAAGTGTTGCATTAATTATCTGCCTTAGGTTTTAGTGCTTGCGATAGACTTTGTCTTTCTTGAACTGTTTCACCACCAATTTGATTTGTATTTGTATTATTTACAAATCCGCCTTTTTGCGTCTGTTTTGTATCAGTGTTACTTAGATTTACTCTTACATTATCTTCCATTTTTACCCATCTCTTACCATCATAACGGAATAATCTATTAGGAAACATATCTGTTCTAAGAAAATAATCTCCCTTAATGCTTGAACTAGGAAATCCAATACCACTACCAAATGCTTCTCCATTAGGAGCAATACCATCACCTATTAAGTAACCGTCATAACCTTCTCTTTCTGGTGTTTGATTTACTCTATCTGCAAGTTCATTTTGTGTGCTTGCATCAAGTTCATTTGTGTCTGTGGTGACAAGCTCAGTTTTTCCTTTTTCATCAACTTGCAATGTATATAAATGACTAGTTTCGTATCCTGATTTTCCAGCATCTGCTTCAGCTTGTTTTACAACTGCATCATTTATTTCTATTTCTTTATTATAAGTTGACATTAGATCACGCAATGTTGTGTCAGAACCTTCAGTTGCTTTTTGATCTAAAATGTCCTTATATTCTTGTGTATCGTAAATTTGTTTTAGTTTTAATCTATATAAATGCGGATACCAAGTTTGTGAAAATCCTTCACTTGCTCTGTTTACGTCTTCAACAACATAGAATCTTTTTAATGCAAAATCAAAATTATTATACGCATGATCATCTTTCAAATGCGGTAATTCAATTACGTCACCAGGAATAATCCTTCTACCTAAAGTTTTAACAACTGTATTGATTGGAACTGTTAAAAACAGTATATCTTGTGAAAGAAATAAGCCAAATTGGCTAAGATCAAAATCAATATCTGCAACATTATAAATGCCACGCATTGTATATACATCAGGTGCATATTTTCTGTCCCTATTTTCTAGAAAAACAAGGTCTTGTATGTTGGTTTCGCTAACAGCATCATATTCTGGTGTACCTGCTGTAGCTGTTCCAGTAGCAGGATTCTTTGGTCCTAAAAACTTGTGTACATATACATCTGTGCCACCTACAGTGAACATTTCTGTAATGGTTTTGTCTAGGAATTCGTAATCTTTTCCCTTTTCGGGTCTATATAAACTGAGTCTTGGCATAACGTAAGTATTTATCCGAGCATAAATAGTATAACAAAGAGAGAAACTTTATGGCAAATAATCTAAACACACAAAAACAAGAAGTATTCAAATATGTAGAAGCTATGCTAGGTGGAGGCATGATTGATGTCGAACTTGATCCTATGCACTATGAAACTGCATTGGATACAGCATTGAATAAGTTTAGACAGCGTTCAGATAATTCTGTGGAAGAATCATACGTCACATTACCAACAGTTATTGATCAAAACGATTATACCTTGCCAAACGAAATCGTAGAAGTAAGAAAAATATTCAGACGAAGTATAGGTTCAAGAACTGGTGGCGGCGATGGCGGAACACTTTTTGAGCCATTTAATTTAGCTTACACAAACACATATCTATTAGCTAGTTCTAATATGGGCGGATTAGCAACTTACAATATGTTTGCAAGTTATCAAGAACTAGTAGGTAGAATGTTTGGTAGTTTTATTGAATTTAAATGGAATACAACAACAAAGAAACTAACTGTTTTACAAAGAATTAGAGCAGAAGAAGATTTATTGTTGATGTGTTATAATTATAGACCAGACAGTGAATTACTTAAAGATTATCTTGCAAAACAATGGATCAAAGATTATACACTCGCAAAGTGTAAGTACATGCT